CCGCCTCGAACGCGCTTTTTGGTTTGGCTTTGCTGGGATCTGCCTTTAGATCAATTGAGGCCAAGTCATAATAAATTTTTGAACCATCTACGCCACACGTGGACATCTCTATTAATATCTCACAAATTAATAGAATGGCTGAGCGCCGAGGATTTCAGACCGCCGTCTGGGGTCCGCCTGCGTGGATGTTTTTGCACACCCTGACCTTCGCCTACCCAGAGGAGCCCGACGAGAAGACCAAGCGGACGTTCATGAAGTTCTTCGGATCGTTGTGTGGTATCCTGCCGTGCAAGTACTGCCGCGAGAGTTACTCAAAGTACTGCAAGACCACTGGACCCCTCGGGCTGACCGACGCCAACTTTGCGTCCAGGAAGACCCTGACCCGGTGGCTCTACAACATCCACGACGCGGTCAACCGGCGCATCGGCAAGACGGACCGTCCCAGTTTTTCGCAGGTCAAGGCGATATACGAGCAGTTCGTGGCGCAAGCCCACGTGGACAACGAGAAGCAGCACGGTTGCGTGAATGGTCAGAAGAGACTCAGGTCGGTGATCCGCGTGGTCCCCAGGGAGTGCAGGCTCAGCGGCAAGACCTTAAAGATTTATCGCGCCTGTAGGGAAAGGTATGTACTCTAATCCACTCGCCGGAAAGATCACAAAGTCCCTTTACGAAGCGGAGTCAGGCAGACGGTATATTCAAGTGGACAACATTCAGTTGAAGATACCATGGCGATACGGAAGACCGTACAAAATTCAATGTGACGACCTCAAGCCCATCATGGATTACAAGGTCGGCGAACAGGTCGAGGTGTGGTGGGAGATCAGTCAGTCCAGGATGATTCTTCGCCGCATTCGATCAGGTCCCCACACCTAGAACACACCCACACATGAGGAACCCCCTCATGGTAGAACCTGACTCTAGGAGGTCCTCGGTGGATGGTAAAATCGGAAAGTTTTTGAATAAGCTCTCCATACAGAAATTCTGGGTAGGTTCCAGTTTCTCTATGGAAAATGACCATGACCGTTTTGGCGAGTCGGTGATTCACATATCTCGGGTGGTCGCACGTCTTATAATTCGTTAATATTTTATTGTCCAATAGTAATAACTGAAATATGTCGGGTGGTATTACGCAACTCGTGGCGGTCGGTGCTCAGGATACGCACCTGGTTGGCAACCCGGAAGTTTCTTTCTTCCAGTCATCCTACAAGCGTCACACGAACTTCTCCAGTGTGGTTGAGCGTCAGGTGATTCAGAACACCCCGGCGGCCAACGGTCTCTCGTCGATCCGCTTCGAGCGCAAGGGTGACATGCTTTCGTATATTTATTTGGTTAATGATGCCTCCGGCACATCATCAAACATTAACTGGAGTACCTCTGTTGATAAGGTCGAGCTTTACATCGGAGGTCAGCTTATTGACACTCAGCACTACGAGTATTCGGCAAACATTCACACGGACATCATGGCGAACTCGTTTTCCAAGAGTATCTACGGTCCAGGTCCAGGTGGTTCCGAACCAAATGCCTTTTTTTATCCTTTCAAGTTCTGGTTCTGTGAGAACTGGCAGTCGGCGCTTCCCCTGATTGCACTCCAGTATCACGATGTGGAGATTCGAATCTACTGGGGTTCCAGTGTGTCCAACACAATGCAGGCGTGGGCTCGTTACATCTACCTCGATACCGATGAGCGCCGGTCAATGGCCGAACGACCCATGGACATGCTCATCCACCAGGTCCAGCGTATCCCGGTGCCCGGTACCAAGACTGCGGATCTCACGTTCAATCACCCTGTCAAGTTCATTGCTTCTACTGGAAGCAACTTTAACGCAACTAACGATGTCCTTCTCCAGCTCAACGGCGTGGACGTCGGCGAGAAGAAGCCGGCGACGCCTCACTACAACCAGGTGTCGACTTATCACCACACACAGTTTGGCGTGAACAGTGGCGAACCGGATATAGGGTTCGAAAGTGTCAAGTTGATGATCCCCTTCTGTCTGGATGCCTCCAAGCTTCAGCCCACAGGTGCCTGCAACTTCTCACGCATGGACTCAGCGATACTTCGTCTGCCCGATTCCACCATCAACGGTGCGATCTACGCGGTCAACTACAACATCCTCAGGGTCCAGAACGGGATGGGCGGTCTGCTTTACGCGAACTAGAAAGTTTCATCGCCTTTTCAGCCTGATCCTTGGGCATAAACATGAGCCAGGCGACGGTCATCCTCTCCTGGGTGAGCGTTCCGTCCCTCTTCATAGCGGCACATGCATCTTGAAATTGCTTTACGTAGTCCATAATGGAATTTCAAGGTGTTACTTCTTTAACTAAACTTAGTTGGTCTTGGGAACCTTGAGCAGCGGGACGTCGGCCGAGAAGCACCGGGTGATGCTGTTGGCGGGTACCTGACCCACGCGCTGCAGTTCGGTGACGGGCTTGAGCAGTTCGGGGCCCATCTTGGAGATCAGCTGGCGGTACTGGTAGTTGAGAGGATACGCAATACCATTGTCGGACATGATCCGATCGTTGAGAAGCTGGTTCGAGGTGTAAATCGTGAAGGCGCGACCATCGGCCATACCAAGACGCTGAGACATCTTTTACTTATTCAGTAGATAAAAATCCCTGATCCTCTGATGAAAACGTTCACACTGATGAACGAGGATATCATTCTTTAGTTTGATATCGATGGCATTTCCCTTGACCTGTGGATCGTAAAGAACACTGATCAAGAACCTGTATGCCATGGCGATATCCTTGAAGTTCTTGGCTCCTGACATCACGATGCTACCCGTTTTAAAAACACTGACCGTCATGTTGAACATCTTGGCTTTCACTGCCGAGTAGGTCTCTGGATTGAGAGACACTTTCTTCACATACTTTTGATGTTTTTTGTAAAGTTCCAGCAAAGCCAGTTGATCGATGCCGTGGGGAAGACGGAACGTTGCATTGATCATCTGCGTTTCCATGGGTGACACGGGACTGTTGGTGGTCTCAGGAAAGACCTCATCTACTATTTTTTGAATATCCTGGATGATGTCCAGTCCTTCCATGGGTGTAGATGATCCTGTAACGTGAATTTTCCCGTTGGGAAACAACTTGACCGAGCGCTTTTTGGTTTCGCCGACATCCTTTGATAGTGTCAGTGAGTTGTTAAAGTGGTTCGAGCCCATGTTCCAGCCACCGGTTCCATCGGCGAACTTCTCCTTGAAGGTTGCGAGAGGGGTCACGATGCCATCCCTTCCTCCCATGACCGTCATCGTGGATACCCTGGGCAATGTTGGCTTAGGTCCTTGGATCTCATCATGCGCCTTGATGATGTTTCCGAGAAAGGTTCGAAAGTTTCTAGCTTCCATATTTAAAAGTAAAACGCGCCACTTCTTTAATATGAGATGTGGTCACTGTAAGAAGAAGAATGTGATCTGTGTTCCATGTGCTTACTGCGATCACACGTCTCTGTGCACCTCTTGTATCCAACTGGAGTCTCACGAGTGTTCAGGTATCCTGAATAAAATTCAGTCCGAGAGGGATACAATAGAAAAACAAAACCCTAAAATCGAGGGTGACAAAATTACAAAACTTTAAATACGGTTATCGCGCTGATGGCAAGAATGATTAGGGCTGCTGTTCCACCAGCCATGCTGGCAGCGTTGGCGATGCCCATCATCCCCTCGGTCTTCATGAGGATGGAGTCGTTGTTCGCCTTGGGCACGTTGTTCCAGGGAGGCAGTGAATAGTTGCGCTCCGGTACGGGTTCCCGGTTCAGGGGATAGTCCTGAGAACCGGGAGTGCAGTAGTAGGGGGTTCTCCACCCAGCGGCGATGGTCTTCTCGCAACCCGGACTCGGTTCTGCCATCTGGGTATCGAGAGGTCCGCCGAGAGCATCTCCCGTGGGGCGAACCGCGTTCACGAGCGCCACCTGGGGTTCACTGGATGGCGCGTAAATCGTCTTGTAGGCACCACCGAGAGGAACGCCAGGCGTGAAATTCATCGGGTCGGCATAAGGGTTGATCTTATTGAGGGAAACCCCGTCATTCAGTCTCATGTAGGACGACATCCTTACTTATTATACGGTTTGAATAAATTCCCACTTGAGTATCTTGCACATGTCCTTCCATATGACATCCTGTTGAGTGAGTTTCTCCTTGGACTTCAGGAGTGGAAAATAGGGGAGGTACTGGTCCTCGCCAAGCAGTTCGCAAAACTTGTAGAGAACGTAGGGGTAGCTCAAAAAGTTCTTGCGGTCCTTGGGACACACCTGGTCAAAGGGTTCCTGGATCTCATTGAACATCAGTCTGAGGCGTTCCTCCAGGGCAGGTGGCATCTCCGGTGGTCTCACTCCAGTGAGAATGTTGGCGATATAGGGAATGTGTTCGTAATATTTGTTCTGACGCAACTTCTTCAGCAGTCCCCTGACCTTGGCGTGGGTGATCTTGGAAACCTGTTCGACCCTCTGTTTCTTGAGTTCGTAGCGCAATTGTTCTATCAGTTCATCTGGGATATTTGCCGTCTCCTTACCCTGAAATTGTTGAACCCATTCATTGAAGTGGTTTTGTCTTTTGTATGAGTATTGAGTATTCTTTGAAATGTCCTGTTCATCCTGATAGGAAAGTCTGGTGGCTATATATTTTTCGCATGCACCACAGTCCTGACACACAATTTCTCCATCAATATCATTTTCATAAACATTTGTTGAGTTGCATTTTTTACAATTATCGACTTGAATAACATTGTTGTCAATAAAATCTGTATCATTCACCATTGTTACGTCTTTTTCCACGACGCGCATGTATTCCAAAAATATGTCACGTCTGCAATTTTCCTCGTGGTATCTGTGTATGAATGGTGCTGCCATGGTGATATAGTCATGAAGTGTCTGGGGTTCATTTTCATATTCCTTTATCTTGGCATGATACCTCTCGAGTAAACTCATTTAAAGAAAAATGTCACTATAACTTTAAATGTATAATTTACTTGTCAAGTTTGTGGGATGGTGGTATGACGAGAATCCTTATCGAATCACAATGCCTTTGAAGATGATATACGATATCAACACCAAAAAGGATTGTTTGTTTCCATCGTCAGAGTGGAAGAGGATCATGGAAGGATGGCCTTTGATGAACTCAGGACAGACCTATACCACATGTTACTACCCCGATTTCAGGGATGCTATTTACGTGCTGAGGAGGAAGAAGCCCGAATGTGTCGAGAATATTCGTTACGAGCAGGAGTACACCTACCGTGGTTCTCCTTATTCGTTGGTGACCAGGGATCCCATGCGAAGGGTTCAATATGTCGAAGAATCCGAGGGAATGAAGGGACCCATCATGATTCAAAAAGTTGAAGCTGTCATGGAGAATGGCGAAGTAAAAATGTGGGACACGGCACGATTTCTTCGCTACGCGGGTCCTAGGTCGGACTTTCACAACGTCAAAGACATCCATATGAAGGATCTATTTGACGCAAACGAGGAGGTGCCCGATGAGTGGCACGTCTACATGTTTGGTAAGAAGGTTGTCATCGACAAGAACGAAGAACTCACTCCTCAGACTTTGGTGCCAGGTAGAATCTGAGTTCGCCTAGTGAAGTAACCTTGTACTCCAGGACGAGAGGCATCTCCTCTCCGTGGTGGAGAAGTTTCATATTGGAACACATTGATGTAGCCTTGGTGAATAAATTGAGATACTTTAATGAAAACGTATCTTTCATCGACTCGAACTTGGTGGTATCCGAATCTATGTCATATTCAGTATACTGTTCAGCAAAGTCTCCTATGCACCGAAAGCCCACCTTTTTATAGGAGCGCTCTATGGACAACTCGGAACCAATATGGGAAATATCCCTGCAAAGTCTCTGAAAGTCCACGGTCTGAAAGGTTGTGATGCTGATCACGGGCAAGTTGGGTGCATCGAACATTTCATCGTTGATATCCAGAAGGCGCAAATTAAAGTGACTCCGACTCTTCTTTCCGCTATTCTCTATGGAAATGTTGAGCACGTGGTTCTCCTTAATTTTCATTACCAACACATCATTGGTCGTGACGGACTTTAATACTCTGAAAACATTGGTAGTGTTAATTCCAACGATAATCTCATTTTCGCACGAATATTCCTCGAATTGATTGGCGTCCAAAAAGAGTTCCACCATTGCGGTGCGAGCATTGTCCAGGGTTAGCATATGAATCCCCTTTTTGCTAAAAGATACATTAACATCGTTGAGGATGTCTTTCAAGACCTCAAAGATGTTTTTAAATGCAGATGCTTGAATCGTTTTCAAGAACATTTACTAGATTTAGGGTGCGTCTTCTTTAAACCATAAAGGTCTTCAAGAAATTGGTTGAAACCGGCTTCGCCGCGTTCCTTGATAAACTCCTTCCACGACGAGTAGCCTTGTTTGTAGGAATAGACGTTGCCGAGAGATCTCGGGACTTCTTCGTGACTGGTAATCATTCTTTTTTCAGTTGGTGGTTTTCTTGTTTATCTTGGCTTCCAATTCGGGGGTCATCGGAGGTGCCAATGGAGCGCCATAGGATTCCAAATCAAAAAGACCGGGTGCCGAACTGGGATTTCCATCAAACGAAGCAAAAGCCGAATGATCAAAGGATTCCACTTCGGCTGGCATCATTGAAAGAACCCACTGCTTGACCTCCGGCCCCATCAAGGGTCTCCCGTCCTTTGTGATAAGTGCAGGCACGTGGGTAAGCACCTTGCGGTAATCTTCTGGAATGGGTTCTTCGTGAATGTTTTGGTACTCTATTTGATCCTTCACGGGACACTGATCCAACAGTTTGAATATCTCAAGACAGTGTTGGCACCTAGGACTATACAACATGATCGCAAACATGCTTACTTACAAACGTCGGTGAATTTATCAGGGGATATAATTTCGCACCAGTATATAAGATGCGTATGCAGACTATATTTCTCATCGTACTGGTGGTCGCGATTGTGGGCTACCTCTTCATGAACCGCGAGGGTCTCAGGTGGGATCGTGGATTTGCCGGATTCCGCCCTGCCGTCTCAGGCGTGATTACAGAGGGCAATCTCGAGATAACAGGAAACCCAGTAGAGGACGTGGCCGTGAAGGCAATGATGATTAAGAAGATTTTGGACGCCACCACCGAAGAGATCTTCAGAACCAAGGGTCTCAAAATGTTCCCCATCGAGACTGTGTTCATCCAAGTCTTTGACTCTCCTGAAAAGATCAAGGAACTCAAACAGAAGCGTCCTGACGTTTACGATGCCTATGTCAAGTTTCTTAAGGCTCGTGACAATGACGCCGTAATCACCAGGAACGGAGACGGAACCGAACAGGAACACTTGGCTCGGACCGCATTGATAAACTATCTTGAACAAATCAAGCGCGACCAGGACTATGCCACGGTACCTGACAATATTCCCGCGACCTACCGCTGTCGCTTCCTTTTGCTCGAGACCGAGCGATTCTACGGAACCGAGGTGGACGTGATCGCCATCGGCGACGAGACGGGCATCAAGATTCAGGGCATCACCAGTCAGCCTCTAAATGACGGCAACAAGCTCAAGGCTTTCCAGGATCAACTTCAGGTGGGAGAATGGATGCCCTATGACACGATCGCCAATGCCATCATGCCCAACAAGAGCGCCCTGACACTCGTCGACAAGGCCATCAAGGAAAAGTGGGGCGACGGCGATGATCAGCGATACCTCAATACCATTGATCAAATAGTGGCTAACGATTATGATGAAAATTATGGGTTGTAATCCGGATACGCCCTATCTTCGTTAGTAAAAACTCAAGAACTAGTAGACAATGCCTCTACGGGTGGACGAGGTACAACAGATCGACCACAGAAAGAGAGAACTAAAAAAGAGACTCTATACGGAGCTTTACGAACGCGCCAGCACCAAGGTTAGGCAAGTCGCCGACCTGGGACTTCACGAAACTTGGGTTCAGGTGCCTTCGTTCCTTATAGGATTTCCTTCGTTTGACCTGAACAAGGCAGCCCAGTATGTCGAGCGCCAGTTCATCAACGGTGGGTTCTTCACCCAGCTGTACGAAAACGGACAGTTGTTTGTTTCGTGGTATCCAAAGTCTTCCAAGAAGGTGACGAAAACCCCCAAGCCCAAGGAACCGGAGAACGAGTTCGCATCCCTGGCAAACCTCAAAAAGGCCGCGGACAAATATCGCTGAATTAAATACGTTTTATCAGTAACTATGGACAATAACCTTAATGTTCTTGTGGAAGCCAAGAAAGAACTTTTGAATCAACTTTCGTCCACGATTCTCCCGAGTGCACTGGACTGCATGGACTCGCTCTACGCCGATTCCAAGGTGGAGACCCAGGGACGTAATACGCTCAAAATGTTTCAGGAGAAACTCGCCAAGATCCCCCAGTGGAACAACTACCAGATCGACACCGAGGTCGGCAAGTGCGTGGATCGATGCGGTGGATGCCTGGACGAGATGACGGCGGCGTGCTTCGTGGCCACGGTCAAGATCATTTCGTCGGTCAGGCTCTCCAAGGATTCCAGGAAGGTGTCACTCAAGATTCCCACCAACGACGTGTTCGTGTTGGGCGTCTACACCAACGTCGCCAAGCGAATCTACGAGGATCCCTACATCTATCAGGAGGTGGTCAGCAGGAATGACAGGCGCAAGGACCTGCTCAAGCGAATGGACGGGGTGGTCGAGGAGACGGTCAAGGAGATGCTTCCGATCAATCAGATCCTCAAGACCTACCTTAACAAGAATGCGGTGGACGTGATGAATGGCGAACCCATTGAACCGGAACCGGAACCGGAACCCGAGTCAGAAATGTTCCCTGGCGGCGGCGAGTTGCCCGTGGAAGAAGACCCAGAAATGACAGAGGAATCCGCGGAGCCCACGGAGCCCATGGAGCCCATGGAGCCCATGGATCCTGCCGAGCCCGCCGAGCCTTCGTTGCCGATGCCCGTGGCGCCTCAGGAAGAGACCAAGAGTTTCACATTCAATGACAAAATTATGAGAAGGGCGCCGATGCCACCGACGTCCGAAGAAGAAGATTTTTCCATAAATCCCAGTGCGAACCGTTAAACATACTAAAATCTACTTTAGTTAATAATGATAAGTGATTCTCTCAAGAACCCTCTTATTGCCGCACTGATCGGCGCGATCGTCACAATGGGCTATATTCAATTGGTGGCACGTCTCAACCGCGAGGCGCCTCCAAGGAATGCCGACATGATCAAACCGGCGATTCTGAATGCCATCCTGGTTGGCATGATCGTATACCTCGGCATCTCTCAGCGTGAAGAGATCTACGAGACTCCCTTCCCGGAAGTTAGTCGCGGTATGTAGTTAAATATTTTAGTCTAATTAAATAATACTATGGCCAGTGTAGATACATTTAACGAGCTTCTTTTGCAGTTTGTGGATGAGCTGGCTCACACGTTCCCAGAGAACACCATTGTCAAGACCTATAAGAATACGGTCAGCATGCTGATCAAGAAGGATCCCGGTGTCTGCCTGGAAACGTTTATGAAGAATGTAAAGCCCCACGAGGACTTGATTCGAAATCAGGACGAACGTATTTTCGAGGAACTTTCACGTAGTTACGGTATTTTGAAGACGCTCGACCTCGAGTCCATGTGGAAGTCTGAACTTTCGGACAACAGCCGTTCGGCGATCTGGCAGTATGTCCAGGGGCTCTACGTTCTAGGAAACAATGTCGGTGAGGAGGAGATTCAGGCGTCCCGTCAAACGAATATGGACTTTTCGCCAGAGAAAATCAACCAGTTGTTTGCACCCCAGGGGCCAAATGGACAGGAGAATCCTTTGGCCGGATTGCTCGGAAACCTGATGAAGCCCGAGATTATGGAAGAGATGACGTCCAAGGTCGAAGAGCAGTTCGGCGACGGTCAGGGTGGCCTCGATGAGAACAAGATCATGCAGGCACTTGGACCGATGATGGGCAACCTGTCAAAGATGTTTGAAAAAAATAACTAGTCAATAAATAAGAATGGAACAACCGTGGTTTAGAAATCCATCGCACTTGTTTGCCAAGAACAAGGTGCTGATCTTTTGGCCTTTGGCTAAGCAGACACCCGTGGAGAGGCTCAACGCCGCCACGCGATTCATCCTCTACACCATGGCGATCCTTTATGTGATTAATCGCGACATCAGGGTCATTTACCTGGGTCTCACGGTTATTATGGTGATGGCGTCCATGTTCCTGGCGGGCGGAATCAAGGAGGCCATGCGACCCGCCTCGTTCGAAAATGAGGGCGCCCGATTCAATGTGACCACTCCAGGCCAGAAGTGCGAACAACCGACCAAGGAAAATCCGATGGCCAACGTGCTTCTCTCGGACTACACCGACAACCCGAAACGAGCGGCTGCATGCTACTATCCTACCGTCAAGGACAAGGTCAAGGCTTTCTTGAACGAGGGAACCCCAACAGATCAGGCGGACGTCTATTCCAGTCGCAATCAAGCCTTCCGTGCCTTTTACAGCATGCCGTCCACGACCATCCCCAATGACCAGAGTGCCTTTCTTCGTGCCGCCTACGGTCCAATGATGAACAAGGTGTGCAGGGATAATGGCGACGCGTGCTACCCCAACGACGCTTCAATGTTTGGTCAGTCCAGGATGCCCGAACTTCAGCAGCTCAGAGGTACTTTCGGTGGAACCACTAGTTAAAATCTCAAGTGATAGTAATATGGCTTATCAGCTCAATACATCAAAGGTCCTTTTGGATACCGAGAGTCTGCCAGTGGACTGCGCCTACGATCATGTGATGGCGCCTCCGGTGATCAGCAATCTCAATTACGCCGGTTCGGGTCGTGCCTCGACGCCCCTCTACGGTACGTCCCCATACATGGCCGGCAAGGGGGCTCCAGGAAACTTGATTTTGGTCGAGGACATGCTTCGTCCCCAGTCTAGCACGTTCTTCAAGAAGGGTTATCAGGGGCGCGAGTATGACTTCCCTTCGAAGGACATGTCCTGCTCGGTGCCGCTCCGAACCCGTTCATGGGATCCCACGAGCAGTCGGGCCGATGTCCAGAATGTTCTTTTTGATCGCAGGTATAAGTAATTTTTAAAATCTACTCTAGTTTTAATATGGACCCATTGAGTCTTGTGGCCTTGTTAGGGATTGCTGTGGCGGGACGTCAAATCGCCAGCAGTGACCGCAAAGAAGGTTTTACTCCAGCACCCATTCCGAACCGAGAGACACAACAATTGCCCCACTTCGCCAGGAACATTAATACACCCACACAGGATTTGACTGCCGTGACAGATCTGTTCACGGGAACATTCAATCCGAATAACCCGATGGGTGGTATCATCAACCCGAAGAAGGAGGTCGTGGCGACCCTTCAGGACACGGCACCCAATGCACAGTTCCCTTTTGGTCAGCCCGTATACAATCTGTATGACCGCCAGAATGTTTCGAGTCGCATGAACAATCTGTCGTCCGCCGAGCGAAGGTTCGTTGGTCCCGGCCTTGGCGTACCGGCCAATGTTCCTGCCTATGGTGGATTCCAGCAGCAGTTCAGGGTGATGCCCAACAACGTCGGCGCCTACAAGCTCACCACGCTTCCTGGCAGGTCTGGTCCCGCCAAGGACTTTGTTGACCTCGGAACGGAGCGTCTTACAGTCACCCAAAATCGCCCACAGAAGACCTACCAACTTTTGGGCGGCGAGGACAAACGTCCTTTGGAGAGGGGTCGCGCACAGGGACAGGGTGGCATGCTCACTGGGATGCGTGAACGTGAACGGTACGTGAAGACCATGCGCCCCACCGTTCGCTCGGAAACCTCGACCCGCATGGACGGTCTCGAGTTTGGTGCACCAAAACGTTTTGTCTCTTCCGCGACAAATCAGGACATACCCACGCGCAACAAGGCAAACTTCCTGACGCGCGTCAACGACGTGGCGGCTCCTGGGATTCACTCATTCGAGGGAGCCTACCAGAACACTCAGAATGCCATCCTCCTGCGTCCCGCCGACCGTGGCAACAAGGGTTACACACCTCCAGGTGGTCGCATGAACGTCCGCGGGAATGCCACCCAGGCTCAGGGTGCCACCACCAAGACCCGTGACAGCGCATCGACCGTTATCGAGGGAGGTGCCGGCAACCAGTCCATCGCCCAAAATTACGATATCACTTGGAAGCAGAACAACAATGCCTACAAGGGAAATGCAGATTTCAGGACAAACAACCTTGGCCTTGCCGTCAAGCAACTGGACAATAATCCGTTCGCTATGTCATTGGCTCAGCACTAAACATCATATATCCTACACTCTAGAGCATGGGGTTCTTCCTTACAGAACAGCTCCATGGCATCCAGTTTGTTCTCTTGTTCACGAACCCGCTGATCGTGAAGACGAGAATAGAGCTCTTCGTGTTCCATCCAGTCGTGGACGTACTTGTGAGGATTTTCAATCATCCGTTTTGTGGGTCTTTTCAGTTCGGTACGCTTATTGAACATATACGACGGCACGTTCCTGAACAAGCAACTGTAGTAGAGCATTTAAAAATAAAAGTCATATTATTTTTAAGTATGAGACACGAGACAATCGCCATGGAAGTTTCGCCCCTGGAGTTCGAGGGCATTAGGAACATAAACTTTGACGCCCATGTGGACGATGACGAAAAGATGGTGATTGTCACGATGTCCGGATACTTCATCGGGGACCTACATGATGAATGTGTCAAGAAGGCAAGGAAGATCTACAAAGGGTACAGGGTTAAAACTAACGTGGGAATGTAAACTAAACATGGAGACAACCACGATTAAGATACCAGTGAACCCCTACCACTTTGATGGGATGCGAAGTATTGAATTACCCATCAAGGTGGATCACAAGGAACAAATGATCTACGTGGATTTTATGTCAAACCAAGGAACTCAAATTATGGAAGATTTCCTTTCAGAAGTCGGACACAAGTTTCCAGGCTATGAGATCAGGGTAGCCAGGCTTGACCGATGAGAACCGCCTTGGCATACTTGGTGGCGATCATAGAATGAATCATGGGCCAGTCCATCACGTTACTGGCAGTGATCGATAGACCAAAGGGATTCGAGTTTACGAACTTGACAAACTCCTTGCCATTCTTTTGTGAGTCAGGTGAAGTGTAATACTCCATCTTCTCAAAAGAATCCTTGAGCCACCGGACGTGCTTCTCATTTTGAGCATCAAACTTGTCCATCGTTAGTAACTGAAAAGGTTTTTATATCTTTAATTAGTAGGAAATGAGTTCCATAGACAACAACCTTGGCGGTGGAGGAGGAAGTGCCTCCGCTTCAGGAAAGAAGGGAGCCATTCAGTTGAGCGACGGGAACTTCAATTTGACTTCGAACAAAGAACTTAAGTCCGATCCCAAGACCGGAACCATCACCACGACAGGATTGACAACCACTGGTACTATTTGGGCATCCACTATTTCGACGTCCAACCTTATAGCAGACACAATCACCGACTTGACCGTCATTGGTGACGCATCCATCACCGGAGATGCCACTGTAGATGGTTTTGTTCAGGCAGCGACCATCTCATCCACTGGAAATATATACATAAGTTCTAATATCGGAATTGGAACCACCGATACCGCCGAGTACAAGTTACTGGTCAAGTATGGAACTAGTAATCTATTTGGCGTACCTTATGACACCACAGGACTGGCGGAAGGAAAGACCATTGTTTATGACGGAAGTGGTTGGGTCTACGACAATGCTGGACCCGCCGATGGTACCCAAACTGGTCAAATCCTCACGTGGGACGGTTCGGAGTGGTCAGCCAATAGCACAGTGGTGGTCGATGGGGCAAGTGTAGGCATAGGAACAACTACACCAAATAAGAAATTGGACGTTATCGGTGACATTAGAGGTACCAACTTGACCGCTACGGGTGCAGTCAACTCTTCAAACGTCAACACCTCTAACCTTTATGTTTCGGGACCCGCAGACATCACAGGCACCCTGAGTTCGGCCAACGTCAACACCTCTAACCTCTATGTCGTTGGGCCTGCGGATATCACTGGCACCCTGAGTTCGGCCAGCGTCAACACCTCTAACCTTTATGTCGTTGGGCCTGCGGACATCACAGGCACCCTGAGTTCGGCCAACGTCAACACCTCTAACCTCTATGTCGTTGGGCCTGCGGACATTACAGGCACCCTGAGTTCGGCCAGCGTCAACACCTCTAACCTTTATGTTTCGGGACCCGCGGACATCACCGGGACCCTGAGTTCGGCAAACGTCAATACCTCTAACCTCTATGTCGTTGGATCTGCGGGCATTACAGGCACCCTGAGCGCCTCCAACATCCAGACCTCGAAGCTCACCGTCACAAATTCTCAACAAATTTTAGGAAATCTAATAGTATCCCATACGGTCAGTGCACCTACGCTGCTAGTCGGTAAAGACGCACAGATCAATGGAAATCTGTATGTGTCTGGTGGTTTTGTTACGATCACAACTACCACCACTGGAACCAATCAGATCAATATCGACAACGCCGGGACGGGTCCAGCCCTCATCGTAAATCAGACCGGTGAACAAGCCATCGTGAACTTTTTGGACGATTACACAAGTGCCTTTTTCATATCGGGAGGTGGATTGTCAGGCCAGGGTGGGTTCGTGGGACTTGGTACCACTCTACCACAAGAACGTCTGGATGTTCGAGGCAATATTGTTTCAAGTGGAACTATCTCGTCGGCCAACGTCGACACCTCTAACCTCTATGTCGTCGGGCCTGTGGGCATCACCGGGACCCTGAGTTCGGCCAACGTCAATACCTCTAACCTCTATGTCGTCGGGCCTGTGGGCATTACAGGCACCATGAGCGCCTCCAACGTCGAGACCTCGAACCTCACTGTCAATGGAAATACCTACATAAGTTCTAATCTCGGTGTAGGCACGTCGGACACTGCCGAGTACAAGTTCCTGGTCAAGGATGGATCCAGTAATCTATTTGGCGTACCCTATAACACCACAGGACTGGCCGAGGGAAAGACCATTGTTTATGACGGAAATGGTTGGGTCTACGACAATGCTGGACCCGCCGACGGTACCCAAACTGGAGAAATCCTCACTTGGGACGGTTCGGAGTGGTCTGCGAACAGCGCTGTGGTGGTCGAGGGAACAAATGTCGGCATCGGATCCACGCAGCCCGTGGAGAGATTGAACGTGTCCGGCAACGTTCGCGTGACCCAAAACATGATCATAGGTGACTCCTATCACGGGAGGGCCATGCGTCTCAATGACACGCCCGCCTCCAATCTTTATTACCAGCCCAATTTAACCATAACCGGTTCTCTCACGTCCGCCGGTGACATTAAGACCAATCAGTCCTTCCGCGGACACAACATGTTCCTGAGCAACGCCATGACCATAAGCGGAGGGGTCGTCACCAACACCGGAACTGGCGATGCATCCGTGAATGGCTCGTTGACGGTTCAAGGAGATACCGTACTCAATGGAACAACCTCGGCCACACAATTAAATGTAGCAGGAACCATCACGACGTCCAACATCGTCGCCAACACCGGGACCTCAGAGTTCCGTTTGAGCTTCGTGGACAACGAGTCCAATGGCATGAGACTGTCAGAGGATAGTTTGGCGATTGGGAACGAAGCCGGGAGGTTAACACAAGGGACCCGATGCATTGCGATTGGGTATGGAGCCGGGAGTGAAACACAAGGGAGCTACTCTGTTGCGCTTGGATCTAACGCTGGGAAGTATTCACAAAATTCCCAAGGAATTGCGGTTGGAAATCTTGCCGGGTATATAACACAAGGGACCCAATGCATTGCGATTGGATTTGGCGCCGGGTATCAGGGACAAGGGACCGCCGCTATTGCGATTGGTTATGCCTCCGGGAGTTTGACACAAGCGGACCACGCCGTTGCGATTGGATATAACACCGGGCGGCATTCACAAGGGTCCCAAGGCATTGCGATTGGAAACCGTGCCGGGCAGTTTTCACAAGGGTCCAGCTGCATTGCGATTGGATATGGCGCTGGGAGTTTGTCACAATACGCTAACTCAATAGTAATAAACGCAACAGGAAACACTTTAAGTAGTCAAGCGACAGATACTTGTTACATAAAACCACTTCGAAACGCCGCATTTCCTATGTATTTAAGATACTATGATGTATCGGGAGAAGTGTCATACTACGCATCATCCGACAGGCGCATGAAGCGGAACATTCAACTTGCGTCCACTTCCGCGATCAACGAGATATCAAATTTGAATGTATATACGTTTGAAGAAAAGGACAATGGTATTCATCCAGAGAACGCCGAAACCATATGGACCCCAAGTGTGGGTGTCATCTCTCAAGAACTTTACAAATATGCACCTTCGATGAGACATGCAATACACATTCCCAAAGACGTGGGCGATATCGATTCATTCGTGCCACCAGAAGATCCAAATGACCCTACGGTCGATTGGAGTGTATGGGGAACGGAAGCGGCTACTTTGGATTACGCGACACTGGTGCCACATACCATGAAGGCAATCCAGGAACTGAATCAAGAGATTATTAATTTAAAAACTAGAATCGCTGAATTGGAAAATGCGAGTGCTTCTGGTTAGTAACGCGTCCCCGTTTGAAAAAGTAAAGTCTGGGTATGCCGTACAGTTGCGTCATCTTACACGTATGATTTTGAATCGAGGACACACGGTCACACTTGTAACATGGAACATGCACATATGGGGTGGCAGGCAATTGACTTTCAAAGAAGTCGATGCCTTTCCGGAATTTAGAGACTACACATCAGATCCCTACTCGCGAAGTCTCTTGGACAACCCAAATGTCCACCTAATGTTTAATCCGCACATAAGTCTTCCTTCAGAGGTTAAATGTTCAGAGATAAATGAAATGATTCTCCTTACAAAATCGGATCATGTATTTTTTATAATGGATCCTCATGTTCTTTCGTTTACAGATGCGAACAAATTCGAATGTAGATCTCATTTCTGGCTCCCCATTCACTACGATCCCATAGAGAAATATACTGAACATGTTTTAAAGCACTTTGACCATATAATACCTCTAAGTCCTTCTACAGAAAAATTGGTAATCAAACAAGTTGGTCGTTCAGAAAAGTGTATCCCTCATGTGGTGAACTTCAGAACGAAACTTCCTGATTACATCACAAAGGAACAACTGAGGGATGAATTTGGAATTCCTATGAACAAGTGGTTGATTCTGACTGTTGCTGGAAACTACGAAACCACTGGGAGAAAATCATTTGACACCACGATGGCGACATTCAATAAATTTCTGGACAAGTATCCAAATGCCATTCTTTGGATTCATTCTCAATTTGAAAACACGGGATCCCAAAGAGCTTATGACATTGATGGGATGGCAATGGATCTTGAAATACCAAGAGAATCGTTTATAAATACCGAATACGTTGTTGATGAAGTAACTTTACAAAAGATGTACAAGTCTGCAGATGCCTATATATGTGGTTCGCGTGCAGAAGGGTTTGGAATATCTCAGTTGGAGGCTCAATACTTTGGGTTGCCAGTGGTAGCCACTAAATTTGGAGCCATGGAAGACTATTGTTGGCACGGTGTATGCGCCGAACCCGCCCAAGTAAGTTACAATCACATGCAAAGTGCGTGGTGGGTGATGCCTAGTATAAATAACATGACAGATGCCCTTGAAAAAGTTTACAAGGGTGAACTAACTACAACGAGCGAAGAAGTTTCAAAAAGAGTAAAGTCCGAAATGTCATATGAAACTGTAGCGAAGAAAATCATGGATCATCTTGAAAGTCTGTAAGACCTTCCTTGAACTTTGCATAGATTAGAGCGTAAATATTTCCAGTCGGAGCTTCATCATATTTCAATACAATAGGTTTGGTTTCGATAGATGATTTTCCATTTAGATATGACTCTTTTGAAACATAGATGTTAAAATTTGCACTTACGTTGTATTCAGCTTTGTCGTATTCCTCTAGCTGAGGAGGAGTGTCATTGTTGTAGCGCAAAACGTTCCTCTCCACATTTTTGTGTATTTCTAAAGATTTATTGTCTAGACACGCATAGTAACTATTGACACTCATGCCATTTTTAAGATAATAAGGCTCATTTACTGTGATCCCCATTTTATATTACGAGTGAATTTATTTTAAATCAAAAACGCACAAAATGTGACTGGTGCAGTGGCCCACGCCACCCGAGTGAATAAATCTTTCCTAGCCAACTAGTAGAATAAGATGCCAACCTACGACGGGATTGGCGAGACCATCACCCACAAGCTCGAGTTAGAGGGTGACATGTTTCTACAGGACATTGAGGGTGGCTCGTTGAGCACTCAAGTTCCTCTAGAGATTTTCAGTGACTTTGGGTCATCTGGCGACAATGCCATTAATTCGCGCATGCTCCGTTTGAGGGTTCAGAACTGCGGCGAGACCGACGTGTCCAACAGCTACGTCACGGACTTTGGGATCCGCGGCGAGGCGGACAAGGACTACTTTTTCATCACGGCGCCCCAGAATACGTCCAACGTCGGAGACCAGAACACCTTCGTCATCTCCAAGACGTCCAACGTCGGCATAGGGACCACCGACCCAGGCACCTACCGCCTACTGGTCAACAATTCCAGCACCAAGCAGTTTGGCGTTCCAGGTGACGACACGCCGACCACCGGCGACACCCTTATCTACACAGAAGCCGGTGAATGGGTCTACGCGTTTCCGGCCGGGAATCTTCCAGCGGGATCCATCAATAACGAGATACTCACATGGAATGGCGCGAACTGGGTGCCGAACAGCAGCATTATCACAACGAACTCAAACACGGCAATTGGCATAGGAACGTACACGCCGTCCGCCAACCTGCACGTGATCGGTTCGGTGACTGCGACCAGCGACGTCAACATATCTGGGGCATACCAGGGTGGCAAGTTGAGGGTCGGTTCTCTGCTCTCGGCGGTCCCGACGAACCCCAACGTGACCGTGCCGGGCGACCTGACCGTTTCGGGGACGCTGACCAGCGACGAGTGGATTCACACCGACAATGTTACTATAACTGGAAATCTCAAGTGCCAGACCCTGACGGCGTCCGACATCGTCGGAGGTTCCCCCCTTACCATCAGTGCCACTTCGATCGCCATCGAATCACCAGAGACTATGTCGGTAGCCGCTCCCATGAGCATAGGTACAATGACAGTTTCCAACATCTTCCACTCGGACCAGCTCACGATGTCGGCTAATGTATTCGTGACAGAAGGCAGCATCCTCACACTCTCGAAAATCTTCCACACGGACACGGTCACAATGTCGGCGAACATTGCCATGGATTCAGACAAGACCCTCACGACGTCCAACATCGAGACATCTAACTTAACTGTCAGCAATCGTCTATCGGGTGGCACCATCTCGGTCTCCAACATCGAAGCCACGGCCAACTTGGTCGTTGGTGGACCCGTGGACATTACAGGAACCCTTTCGGCGGCAGGCATAACCTCATCGGCAGATGTGAATGTCACCGGGTCCATCACCACGTCCAATATCGTGGCCCACGCCAACGAAAACCTTCTTATCAGCTCGAACCTTGAAGTCGGGACGTCCAACCTCTTCGTGAACACGGCGAACGGCAACGTCGGCATCGGGACGGATGCTCCATTATCAACTGCGAGACTGGATGTACGCGGAGACGGTATGGTATTCGATAAGGCTGAGGGTGACGGTACAATACTCATCGGTCTCTATAATTGGGTAGATACACAATCCCTTTTAATAGATAGGGGTGCGGCACATGGTACCGTAACAGCTTCCACCGACTACGACCCCCCACCAGGTACTGCTGGTGATGTCATATGCAAGTTTCAGAATACTGGGGGTGGTGAATCATTTACAGGTGACTTCTATCCTGGTCTCACGGGTTCAATTGATGATGTATTCACGTTCGGTGTATGGGCCCTCGCGACCCAAGATGTTGCTATGGAGTTTTTCATTAATCCAGGTGGTACTGGTAGTGCCGCAAGCTCATTTACTGTTGTGGGTGACGGAACTTGGCGTTTTTATCAGGTTTCAGTAACATTGACTGCAGGAACTAATATAAATATGTTTTTTAGGATTGATAACAACAGTTCGGGTAGGACAGTGTATCTAACGGGTGCCTCTATTCGCAAAAACCCAACGACTGGGGTTGTTTTACCATTCACTCCTAGGTACAGTCCTATAGATGGAAAGGGTACTGTGTTCGCTACACAGAATCTCGTCGCGAAGGAAGCCGCCATTAAGACATTGACCGGCAACGTCGGCATCGGGAAGACGAATCCGAGTTACAAGTTGGATGTTAGTGGAGACGTTCAGTTACAAGGTGCTGTAGGTCACGCTCTCTACGATAGTTTTACCGCACCAAACTCGGTAGAAAATATGCCACATTATGGGATTAAGTGGGCTAGTACGGGTGGCAGTGGTCCAACTGGTCATATGTCAGGTTATGGTGGTCTTAGATTCTTTACAGTAGGTTCTGCGAGAATGAGTATCGCGCAAGGCGGCAACGTCGGCATCGGGACGACGAATCCTGGTCAAAAATTGGAAGTGGGTTATTATGGTGGTGCACTTTCCAGTGACTTCGGGGCAATTCGAATAACAAATCACGCAACAAATCTTCATGAAACATCAATCGCTCGTTTTGATATCTCTTTGGGGGACATTGATGCTGGTACCGGTTCTGGAAGGAGAAAACTTATCTTTAATTCAAAAACAAATACGTTAGCCTCCGGGACAGATATACTATGCTTAGATGGTGAGTACAACAACGTCGGCATCGGGATTGCGAGTCCAAATCACAAGTTAGATGTGAACGGAGTCATTAAAAGTCAAAATACTCGTTTTTCTGCCTATTCGTCGCAGGCCAACACTGTATATCCAATTTTAACACCATTCATTCTTGAACACACAAACGAAAATACAGGATCGGCCTATAATACTAGTAATGGTATATTCACAGTTCCGGTAACCGGTGTATACTGTTTTCAAGCAACAGTTTATCTGTTGGGTACTGCATCTCAAATTGTTTTTTTATATAGATCCAGTAGTTCGGCAGGCTGGCAAGATTTGCAACCTGGAGGGAATGATTTTATATTGACATGTGGGGCTCATTCAGCCAATTCATTCTCAATGACCTATAAATTTAATGCAAATAACCAAATAGCAATTGGTATTAGATCTGATGTTAATGCGAATATTTGGATTTATCGAAGCCACACGTATTTTTCAGGATTTCTTATTTCTCCATCGTAAGTAACTGATGAATTGGTATATATCGGTTAATCCTGAAACGTTGACGATAGAAGACAGATTCCACGGTAATGACGATGATGTTTCGAGTCGTTCTTCTAGATTGGAACATATTGTCGTCCCGGGTGGCTTCGACTATTCGGTAAGCAGAAATCCAGAAACAAACGAAATTGAAGTTGCTACACACGAACTTCCTGATACTTCCATGGATAAATTGAGAATTGAAAGGAATTTACGTCTAAAACAGAGCGATTGGTTTGTATCTATTCCAGATTTACCTATTTCAATGGAGAAGGTTCAGGAATGGAAATCATACCGCCAAGCCTTGAGGGACCTCCCCGCCAATACGACGGATCCAAACAAACCTGAGTGGCCCACGCCACCCGAGTGAATAAATCTTTCCTAGCCAACTAGTAGAATAAGATGCCAACCTACGACGGTATCGGATCATCGGTGACCCACGAGATCGAGGTGGTCGGCGATGTGTTCATCAGCAATGTCGAAGGGGGTTCCCTAAGCACCCAGGTCCCCTTCGAGATTTTCAGTAACGTTTCCGGGATGGCGACGCCTCCGACCGACTCCCGACAGGTCAGGTTGAGGGTTCAGCCAAGTGCAGTGGCGAGCCCGGACGACTCCTATGTGACCGACATGGGCATCCAGAACACCACGGACAACTACTTCTTCATCACGGCGCCCCAGAATACGTCCACCGTAGGCGACCAGAACACCTTCGTCATCTCCAAGACGTCCAACGTCGGCATCGGGACGACC